ATCATATATACTCAACATTGATGATATTCATCTCGCAGGAGTTGCGGTTCGGCCCTACCGTCGTGATAGCCATAACATCGTCGCGGAACCGGGCGTTGGGATAGACGCCGCCTGTTTCGGCCGTCTGCTTGTAAAGGGAGGCCGCGGGCTGCGCCTCTACTTGCATCCCGAACACGTCCACGGTGCTGCCTGGATTCAGCGCGACGCCGAAGCTGATCGAGTCATTCTCGCTGGATTGCTGTCCCGCCGAAGTCAACCGCGTCCACTCCGGCGAGATCGTGTACGCATTCGTTTGCGTGCCTTGCACCAGCCATACCTGCGTGCTCTGATCGCTGCGCACGTAGACGCTCAAGCAATACTCGAGCGAGGCCGGCGCGGCGATGGACTGCTGCAGAATCTGCGTTGCCAGACCCGCGTTACTCACTTGAAATGCCCCGGTGCCTCCCAGCGGATCGGCAATGTTGGCTGTGAGCGTTAACAGAGGGTCCGCCTGCCATACGGCTTGGTTCTGCTTTTCGCTCCACGCCAGCAGATTGTCGGTGGGATCTACGAAAGTGAAAGGTGTCAGTCGGCCCTCTGTCGCCTTAAAAAGCATCTCAAGCGCGGCTAGTTCCTGATCGTTCAACTCCGAGAAGGATATCTGCCATTCCGTAGTCGCTGCACCCGGATCGGCCAGCTTGATTTCATAATCCTGGACGCTCTGATTCACTATGGTCCTCGCCGTCAGCTTCTTCTGAATCGGAAATTGGCCCGTGGCTCCGGTGGATAGTTGTGGGAAGTAGAGCATATCAAGTCATGTTTTCGCAAACGGTTACGGTGGTTGCGCCTCTCATCTCGCCTGTCACTTCGAATGCGAACGTATCCGCGGCCAGGCTGCAGTCCGCGTACACTGTCCCGTCCCACGGGTCGGTGAATGAAAAGCTTCCGAACGAGCCCTGGTTGGATAGAAAGAATTGGTTGTACGCGGCAAGTTCAGACTCGTCCAGTAAGTTGAGTTTAATAGTCCACCTATGCAACACGGCGGCGTAGTCCCTGTACCGTTGCTCCGTGCCATCCAGGAAACGGACTACGTCCGTGCTGAATTGCAACATCCGCTTGCCGGGATATTGCATCACTGCGCCGGTTTTTAGCGTCGGAAACATAAGTTTAGAGATCGTTCACCACATCGTTTAAGGAACTCATATTCAGCATGGCTTGCCGCACGGCTTGCGCAATGTCATCGCTATGGTCGAGAAAAGACTGGCTGTCCATCGCTTGTACCTGCACGGTGATCTGCTGGGTCGAACTGGCCCCGGTGCTGGCCGGTTGACTGCTGGTCTGTTGAGTCGCGGCCGGTTGATTAGTGCTCGGCTGATTGGCGGTCTTCGGCAGCCCGTTCTCTCCGTAGGTCACATCCTGGTCGTTAGTGGTAGTTTGCAGGTTCAGCGCCGGAGGCATTGAATAGGGCACCAGCGGCGCTGGCTGCTGCGCCTGGCCGCCGCCAAAGAGACTCGTGAAGATGGATACCAGCGGTAGCAGACTGAGACCACCGCCCAAAACTGAGCTCACCGTGCTCACTGCGTCCGACGCGGCTGTGCTGCCACTGCTGCTGCTTTTGGTCTGCGTCTCGACGCCGAGCGCGTCTGTGTTGGCGGAGGTCGCGTCCGTCTGCGCGTCGATCACTTGCGTCGCCTGCGTCAAGGCATCCGTCAGGCCCTGATCTGTGGAAGTGGATTGGCCCCCCGCCGCGCCGCTCGCGCCGCCTCCACTCCCCTGAGTTCCGGCGGCATTATTGAACGCGCTCAGAATGGTCTGTTGTGATGTGCTCGACATGCTAGCGTCTGCCTCGCGAAGGCTCCTCCGCTCCCTGTAGCGCCCCGGCAAGCTCGTGTTCCAGAATCAGAAAAGCCTCCACTTCCCGCGCTCCCAGCCCCTCGATACCCCTTTGTCCCAGTTTGCGCCGCACCAGATACTCCTCCACCCATGCCAGGCTCTGTGCCGTAATAAACGATTTCGGACAGACCATGGTGGCGACGCTTTTCCTGGCCCAGATCACGCGCGGCGCGGTCTCCAGAGCCCGTGGTATCCAGCTACATCGGCGCTTGGTCTCCAGGCCGGCTTTTCGGCATGTCTCGCACTCCCAGCCGGCCTGGTTGGAAAATTGAAAATGGAGTGCGACGATCAGTTTTTTCTTTCGGCTTCCGACAGCCCGCATTGTTCCTTGATGGCCGTCAGCGCTTCCCGGAAAAGTTCCTCGGGTCCGCTTCCGGCCAGTGCATCCGGGGTGGCCGGCCTTCCGTCCAGTTCCAGACCGGCCACTTCCTTCAATCCCCAGACCAGGTAAAGACGGTCGATCTCGGATGCCAGCAGAGCGGCTTCCATCTTTTCGTCGGGACTGTCGCCGGCCTCCAGAAACTCCTTTCGCAGCCCGAGCTCCCGGATCCTCCGGGTCAGTTCCACCCGCCGTCCGAACGACATCTTGGCAACCGTGTAACTCACGCCCGGCGCCAGCTTGGAATTTATGACTTCGTAACTCGTGTATTCCATAAAACCGCCCGTTACTACCCGAATGCCACCACGATTTCGTTATCCGTCGTTCCCTGCGCTCGAGAACTTTGAAACTTCCACTGCAGCATGTTATCTGTGTCGTCGAATTGTGGCACCACCGGCACCATGCTCATCAGGTAAACGGCCATCACTTGTCCGGCCTGCTGGCCCAACTGGAACATCACGCTGATAGGAGACTGCTGCCTGGCCGCCTGGTACAAGCTTGGCGTCGCCGTGTCATTCATCTCATATAGCTCGAAATTCGCCGTCACCGACCTTTCCCCAGGCGCGATCGCCCGCGGCAGGTTAGTGCCGAATTCCTTGGATCTCATGTCCAGGCCGTTGTCCAAATGAAACGACCCGCTCGTTATCGTATAGAACTGGTTCGGAGTGCTGCCCAGCCACGCCTCTCCCATATTGCCCGGCACAATCGAATAGTCGAACGCTCCCAGCACCGGCTCCACGGGGAAGACTGTAAGTTGCCCCGACCCGCTCGCGAAACTCGAGCTGTCAAGCAGATCTTGCGCCATGCCGTTGAACCCGAACTGGTGAAAGTCGCCATTCACGGTGACTGACATCTGGTTCACCGCGGCTCCACATAGTACTCTCTGTACCGCGGTAACCGGGTCCCAATAGTCGAACAGGCTGAGGCTGGGCAGCTCCGTGGCTGGAAAATATGAGATACTCGGCGAGATCTGCGTCCCCGCGCCCGGCGCGCTTGAGAACGGAGCGTTCACCTGCACCGTCGTCGTACTAACGAGCGCCGTTACAAACCGGATCTCCCCGTTGCAGGAAACCCCTTGGCCCACGCTCAGGCCGTGCGGCGCCTCAAATGCCAGGGTTGTGCCGCTCGAACCCGCCGCGGCCGTTCCCCCGTTGTACATCGCCGGAGCCGCTCCCAGGCTCGCTTGAAACAGCGGCCCATAAGCCGGGCCTGAGCCCTGCCCTCCCCAGCTCGTCATATAAGTCGTGAGATCGAACGTGGTCTGCAGCCGCATTCCCAAGGGTAGTCCGACAAATGTCCGGCTGCCCGTCTTGTCTTTCCGGTCCGCCTTCTCCATCTGATTCTTAGCCGTCAGCTTCACCGCCGGAAATCGGTTCAGGGACGTGACCGCCGGCACTTGTCCGTAAGCTTGTTCCAGCCCCGCGTAGAAACGGTTCGCATTCGATGAGATATAGGATGCCATAACGTTAGTTACTCACTCCCACGTCGAAAGTGACCTTCGCCACTTGAATGAAGTTTTGCCCGCCATGCTTTACTGGCCCGAAAGCCGCCTCATAACCGCCCGCGTAGAACATCCCTTCTCCCCAGTCCCCGCGGTTCTGGTCGAGCACCTGTGTGGCCGCGTCGAGATACATCTGCGACTGTGCTTCGATACCCTCCAGCCTGTCTTGCGACACGCGTACCTCGATCGTCATGACAGCGATCCCGGAAAATACCCGAAACTTCTCCTTGAGCTGGTTCACGATCTTGTCGCAGTAGACGCTCACCGCCGGATAGGTCACGTCCAGGCTGCGTTCGGCCAGGTCGATCGGTACGTTCTGCGCCACCAGCTGGCTCCCGGCCAGCGGCGCCGCGGTCGTGTTGAGGGCCTGCGCCAGCGTTGCGACGCAGGCGTTCAGCCCTTGCGGCATTGTCAGTAACCCGAGCACCTGCGTAGTAACCGTGCTGCCTACCCATGCCATCTCTTTATCCTCTCTGGATCACGCGCGGTAGACAGCGCGTATAGTTTGCGGCTTGCCCCGTGCCCGGCGGTATCCCCCCGAGGCTGACTGGCGCTGCCTGTATCCAAACTTGATCGAGCGCCAGAGGCGCCGTATTCTGGAGCGTCAATACCGTAGCCAACGTCCCTGCGTAGACATTCCAGCTCACCGCGTTGGTAGGTTGGCTGAGCGGCTGTACCACCAGTACATTCCCCGCGTCTACCGTTAAAGCGGCGGCGTCGCCCGGCTGTCCCTCCTCGCCTTCCACATTCAGCCACGAGACACCTGCATAGTAAGTCGCCGCCGGTTGGCCGCCCGGAATTGAAGTCAATTGCGGCGCGGCGGCCTGCGGGAGCGGGTCCGATACAATCCCAAGGCCGCTCTGGATCAGCTTCTGCATCGCCCACTTAGCCAGTTGCTGGAATTGATTTCGCTTGGCCTGATAACGGTCGTTCAGTTGGTTGTAGTAAGCGTCCTGATAAACCAGCATCAGGCTCTGGAACACGTGCCAAAGCTGCAGCGGCGGCGTGACCACGATGTTGGTCAATTGCGGGCTAGGCGGCAGCCAGATGTCCCAGCCGCAAGTGTTGCCCGGTTGTAACAGCGTCATCACTTCGATCCCCAGCTCAGTCAGCGCGATCGCCAGTTTCTGAGTCAGGTCGATGTTCTCCGCCTGTGCCGTAGTCAGCACGGAGTTGTCTTGGTTGATTAGATCCTGAATCGTCGATATGCCATCGGTGAACAGCGCCATTGCGTTTGCCTTACTCTCCGCCCGGCCGCGTGCCGCTTTTCAGCTTTCGCAGATCCCTTGTGGAGACTACCGTGAATTGCATCCGCGAGGCTGCCGCAAGCTGATCCGCCAGGCTCTTGGCTTCCACATTCCGCTCCTGAAACGCGGTCGCCTCTTCTCCCGTCGCGAGGCGCGCGGAGCCCTCTACAATCATCTTCGCGGCCGTACGCCGCGAAACCTCGGTAAACACACCTTCCCGGCCGCCGTCCGGAGTGTCGTGGCTCGCCACTACAACCGATGGTGTGCTCAGGTTCTGCTCGATTTCCCGAATCTTCCTGTAATAGATCTGTAAGTCCATGGCTCCCTCTTTGTAGGGGCCGGGAGCGCCCGGCCCCGCCCCGCGCTAGCTGTTCACCTGCACGCCGAAAGTGTTTTGGAGCACCGCGCAGCCGTACAGCACGTCCACCGTAAACTGCTGCGCCAGGGTATTCGGCTGGTAACTCATCACTACCCGCATGCCGAAGTTCCCCATCTCGGCGTAGTGCGCCACCGCGCCCGTGCCGTATAAAGGCTGCGGCAACCTCCGGATCACCAGGCCGATCGCATTCTTCACGAAAGCGATATTGTGGGTCGTCATCGGCGAGCTGCCGGTGTACGAGATATATTGCGAACGCAGCACGAAGAAGTCTTTGATCTTGCCCACCGTGCCGTCGATCAACGCCCGCAACCCCGCCTCCCCGGCCGTCTGGTATTCGCTGAACCGCTCGATCTGCCGCAGCGCCGAATAGGTCGCCACGTCCACCAGCAGGAACTTAGGCTCCGACGGCGGAACCTTCGCGGTGAACAGCGCGCTCTCCGCCGCGTCCACCACGGCCTCGGTAATTGCCGTGGCGGGGGTGCCCACCGGCGTGTTTGCCGTAAGACCCGCGTACAGGCTTAACAGAGAGGTCTCGATGCTCTCCGCGATCGCCACCACCGCCGGCTGCATGTACAACTGCAGTAAATCCGGAACGGCCAGCACCTTGGTCACGTCCGGGATCTGGAAAGTCGCTTCTACGTGCGTGTTCAGCACTATTTGCGCATTCCCCAGGTTCGGGTTCTGCGGCTGTACTGACCCGCCCTCCGCTATGTTGTTGGCTACCAGGACAGGGGCAATCGGAATATTTACGGTATCCCCTGCCTGCGCCAATACAGGCTCATAATCGCGATTCACCAGGTTACCCATGACAAGGTTCCCCACCAGGGCCGGCAG